TCAATGGGTTGAAAGTTGGGGAAATGACTGGACGATAAAAGAGATTGTCGAAGGCATAAGAACTAACGGAAACGGCGCGACAAGACCGTTCAAGTATGTGACGCGCAATTCGGGCGAGGGGTAAGGTATGACTACACTACGCGAAGCCGCCCAGCAGGCGTTGGAAGCGTTGGAGTATTACCGAAGCGGCGAGGACTACCAACCAACCCCAGCAAGTGAAGCCATCACCGCCCTCCGCACTGCCCTCACCGTCCCGAAGCAGGAGCCTGTGGCGTGGATGGTTTACACGTGCGATGGCAAGTCAGTCTGCGTGACCGACAACCCTGCCGATTTCACCGATCAACATAGAGCATTGCCACTTTACACCGCCGCGCAGGAGGTGCCGCGATGACCCGCGACGACATCATCCGCATGGCGTACAAGGTTTCGGACGGAGTGCTGAGTTACGACGCAGAAGGGCGATGGATATTGAGTGAACAAGAGGTCATTCAACTCGCCGCGCTTGCTGTAGCCGCCGAGCGGGAGGCGTGTGCTGCGATTGCTGAAAAAGAACTTGGCAACACAGCGATGCTGACCAGTATGCCGCCAAAGTCGAGTGCGGCGTGGAATATCTTGTTTGCGATTCGGGCGAGGGGTGAGCCATGAAAGAAGTTCAAGGTTGGTGGTTGCCAGATGAAGAGGCCCACATCATCACTTACTTCGATGCCATCAAGCAGTCGGAGTACCAGCCTATCCACCAGCAGACAGTGATTAAACACTGCAAGCAGTTCCGGACAGCCATAGATATCGGGGCGCACGTTGGGCTATGGGCTAGAGGTCTCACTGAGAAGTTTGACAAGGTCGTTGCCTTCGAACCCTGCGATCAGTTTGCGGACATCCTTCTCAAGAATGCACCCAAGGTTCACACCGTCAACCGCTGTGCGCTGGGATGGAGAGAGGGTCATGTTGCCATGGCAATTGAGCCTGACAATACAGGCTCCACCCATGTGGATCGTGGCAAGGCGGGGCTAACTCCCATGTTCCCTTTGGATCATTTCAATCTGACCGACGTTGATCTCATCAAGATCGACGTTGAAGGTTACGAACTGGATGTCATCAAGGGTGCAATGGAAACCTTGAAGAACAATGATCCAGTGATGATTGTTGAGCAGAAGGAAAAGTACGTCATCCCTGAGGAAGGTAAACATGCGGCAGTGCGATTCCTGATGAAGGAGTTGCAGTACCGGATCATTGGCCGGGTGGTGGATGACTGGATACTGAGGAAGTTATGAGCGAGGTAAAGGCTGCGATCAAAGGGTTCAAGGCTTTTGAGGAAGCACAAAAGTTTCTTGGATTTGCAGGAAGTGACTACATTATCTGCAAGGTTGTGGACAGCCAGTTTCATTTTGAAGGTGAGATACTTGCCTACCTTGTCATACACAAAGACGCTGACCCGATAGGTAACTCACGATGAAAATCTTTGTCGGTTGGGATAGTCGCGAGGACATTGCGTATCAAGTGTGTCGTGCCTCTTTGCTCAAGCACACCAGCGTTGATCTGGACATCGTTCCTATCAAGCAGAAACACATGCGTGAGAAGAACCTGTTCTGGCGGGATCATGACCCGCTGTCCTCTACTGAGTTCACGTTTACACGCTTCCTCGTTCCGTATCTGGCTGGATACAAAGGCTGGGCAGTCTTCATGGACTGCGACTTTATGTGGCGAGGGGATGTGTCAACGGTTCTGGACTACTGCGATTACAGCAACGCAGTGATGGTGGTTAAGCACAACTACAATCCGCCTGAGCGGGTAAAGATGGATGGTGCTGTTCAGACCCAGTACCCCAGAAAGAATTGGTCATCGTTCATGCTGATTAACTGTGGGCATGAGCAAGTCCAAAAGAATTTGACACTTGAGACTGTAAACACTGCAACAGGTCTCTATCTACACAGGTTACAGTGGGCAACCAATGACTGCATTGGGGAACTTCCTGTGGCCTACAACTATTTGGAAGGGTGGCATACCAAAGACGATTGCCCGAATCCTCTGGCCGTTCACTTCACCCGTGGTGGCCCGTGGTTTCGTGATTACATGAACGTCGAATACGGTGACGAATGGGCCAAACTATCGCGAGGGCTTGTCCATGAATGATGATGATGTCTCTTACCTTGATGTTCCGAAGAAGGAAGTTGAAAAGGTTTGGTGCAAGATTGGCGAAGCCGGTAATTTAGAGTTTGTGGACTGGGATATGGTCCATGACATTGCCAACAAGTTCGATACCACACAGCCCGATAGCCGCACTGAGCAGATGCTCATTGCCAAACTGATGTGGTTGGTTCGGCAAGAAACACGCAGAGAACTGGGCCATGACTAAAGAGATTGATGAATGGGAAAAGGAGTGGGACAGAATCCCGCATACAATTTCTGAGTATCAATCTGAAATCAAGGAACTAAGGGAGCGGATTCTCAACTATGTTCAGGACATAGAGATTCGTGATCAGTTGATTGCGGAACTCAGAGATGAACTGACATTGATTAACAAGTACTGGCGCAAAGAGAACATTCGCGAATGAACTGGCGCAAAGAGGACATCCTTGAGGTGTTGTCTTGGGTGGAACAGTCCGGTAACGAAATCAATTCAATCACCACTGAGTTCGAATACATCGTGGTGTCCGAACTATTTAAACGATGTGCTGAAGAGATTCGTGCGCTTCGTGCTGAGAACGACCAACTGAGAAACAGGAGAAAGAAACGTGCAAATAGAAAATCGAACGGCGTTCACTGACATCGACCATGCTTTAGAAGAGGCACAGTTCCTTGTGGAGAAAAACAAGGTTTCGCAGTGCATCATTCGTGTACGGAACCGGGACGGCCAGAAGATTTATGTGGTCCCTGCCGACACAGTGATGGAGGTGGAGATCATTGAGACCTTCAATCCGGTGTGACCATGGACCCGGAACTTGAGATTGCCATTGGGCAGGTCATCAAGAAGAACCGCAGAACCATTGGACAGAACGCTCTAATGTGGTCATTGCTGTCGGACATCTCTCGTCAGGTCGAATGGCATGGCGAGAAGATGACCAAGAAGGACTGGAAATGGGTGTTCACCGCAGCCATCCGCAGACAGCGAATGGTGCCGGGTATCGATGGCGGTATGGTCTTTCTGGGTGAGCCTACGTCAGGGATGTCTAAGCAGGAGATGTCTGACCTGATCGAACTGCTTTACTCTTTCGGCGCGGAACACGGGGTTGAATGGTCTGACCCTCCCTGATATTGTCCGCGCTGACAGCGTTCTCCTGTTTGCTGTCAGTTGGTGGAATCACATTCCTATTTGAGGGGAGATAACCTCTCCCCTCCTTTTTGTCCATCTGGCGGATAGTCTCAGCCAGTAAGTCCATCTCAGTGAGTTTGGCGATTCGCATCAGGGTCTTGGTTCCGTGGAAGCCATGGGTTCCCCGGTGGCATTCCACGCACAAGGCAACGGTTAGGAAGTCACTGGCGCGGTCTCCCATGCCATGCCCTGTGCGGATATGGTGAGCCTCCGTTACGCCGCTCTGGGGCTGTCCTAAGAGGCTACAGAGGACACAGGACAGGGACTTCACCCTGCCCATGTAATCACTCTCGTGTTTCGTCCGGCTCACGGTAAGCCAATCTCCTGAGTTCTGGGATCACCTTCAACTGCAACGCGATACCGCGATCCAGTTCATCGATGATACGCCGCTTCTCCTCAGGATCGATGTCCATTCTCAGGATCGCATTCTTCTGATCCCGATAGTTGCTTACCATCTTGTCGAGGACACTCACGCCCTTCTTGAGCGCCAGAATGTTCTGGTTCTCCATGACGTAGGCTTGGAGTTCATCAGCGCGACCTTCTTTCTTCAGGGCATTCATGCTCTGGACCACACCGTTTACACGGTTATCCAGTTCATAGAACTGTTCCTGTAACCCCGGTCTCATGGCAGTCGTGAAGAACCGACGCACGAACGGATACTCAAACCACTTACGCTCTGGGTATGCGCGGTCGTTGTCACGAAGGACATTGTCCACGACATCCAAAGTGTAGGTGCCAAGGCTACCCAGATAGCCGTTCATCATGTGATCCAGTTTCAGCGGCGATATGCCGGTCGCTTCGCCCAACATACGCGCCAGTTCGTTGGTGCCAAACCGCGCCTGTGCGATAGCGTCCCTGTTCTGCATGTACTGCGGAACAATGGCTCTACCGGTGAAGAAGTCATAGTTGGCAACCACTTCGAAGATCGGCAACACAGTCTGCGGGATCGGGTTAAACGCAAAGGTGCTGGTCGCCGCACGAGTCAGTGTGTTCTGCAAGTCCTTGGCTGGAGCATCCTTGTAGTAGGAATCCATGATCCGCTCAGGGATGGTCTTGAAGAGAACACCCACTTCGAACGGAATCGGAATCTTGACTGCGAAGCCCGGTTCCTTGTTGGCAAGGTCGGCTTTCTTGATGGGCAGAATGTAGTAATTGTCCCTGACTTCAGGATTCTCGTTCTCGTACAACTCATCGTCAGAGATCATGGCGTAGTAGAGGCCAGTCAATCCAACCATCAAGCCTGCACGAGTCACAAAGCGCAGGATGTTCTTCCGACGCTCAGGGAATGCACCCGTTTGTCCGATGGCCGCTTGATAGAGTTTATCCAGACCTTGGATACGAGCATTCAAGAACGGCACAGTTGCAGTGATTAAACGCAACTGCGGGTTCCGTCCACGCCGTCCGTAGTTGATTACAGACAGTGCGTCATACGCGGCTTGCACCCAGTCACCAGTACGGGCCAAGGTATCCTCGTAAACCGCATTGCGAGTCGCGGCTTCTGACTTGTCAGAGATTCTGCCCAACATGTCCCACGCGCCAGTAAGCGGTCTCAGGTAGCGCGAGTTTACAAACTGATCCCACTTGGTCTCTTCGCGTACCGGGAACTCGTGGCCTACGCGACGGGCTTCATCAGAGAGGAACTTTACGATGTCCTGTGGGTCACGGGCAAAGTCATAGCCGCCCACAACGCCAACCTTCTGAAGGTTCTCAAGACCTCGCGAGAAGTTACGCACTGTGTCCACCACCGGGATGATGTTTGCTCCGGTGGTCAGCGCAGCAGAGGCAGTATCGCGAAGCATGTTCGCGACCATGTATCCCGGTTCACGGGTAATCAGTTCACGCAACACCACAGCCGGTGTCCGGAATAGGTTCCCCAAGAGACCGTCCATCTCGACTTCGGGTACCGTCTGCATGGACTGGAACACCAACGGGTCATCGATGAACGCAGCATACTTCTTGCCACCGATCTTGAAGGTGACCGCAGGTTGTCCTTCGATGTTCTGACCCGGCTGAACCATACGACCCAGACCAATGTTGATCATGTCGCGAACGATTCTCTGCTGGGCCACGTTCTTCATGCCCATCGCGATAGCCGAATCAAGGTTCGTCAGGATGGCTTCCATGAGCGGAACATTGATGGCCTCTTCTCCACCCTTCAAAGCCTTGAGGTTGGTCGCTGAAGTGAGGCCACCAAAGACTCTTGGGTGAGAGATGTCCTTGCCCGTTTTGTCAGTGCGATAGAACGGGAAATAGTCGGACTGGTTCAGCCACAACTGTGCGCCTGCGTCATCGATCATTCCCGTGTCGCGCAGGAACTTGATGGTGTTGGAGTTGTACGCCTGCCATGTATCGAACCAGTCTTCGATGATGGAGTTGCCTGTCTCAGGATTGGTATACCGCCGCACCTCAGCCAACAACTGCGGGAAGTCTGCCGGGTCACCCGGAACCACCTTCCCCTCTCTGGTTAAACGCTCACCGCGACGGGCAATGGCATACGCCTGTGCCAGTCTCTCAAGGCTCACCCCATACGGGTTGTTGTAAAGCGGAGCCAGTACATCAATGAGACCGTTCTTGTATTCGCGACCGTTGTGAACGAACGGCTTCACTGTGAAACCCCCGTTCTCGTAGACGGGGACACCGCTTCTCACAGCAGATGCGAAGATCGCCTTAGAGCGATCCGCAAACTCTGCCGCTTCAAGTGATCCAGTGGCCGCAGTCTGATGCATCAACGACGGGTGGTTCTTTCGATAGAACTCCAACCGTGAGTAGTTGAAGATTAGGTTCTGGCGAATCTTGTCGATGGTGTCGCGGAACGGCGGCAACCGCATCGAATTGATGACCGTCTGCGCCGGAGTCTGGGCCGGTGGGTCTTGCGTCAACTTGTCCAGAATCTGCTCAACACCCGGCTGATACTGCGGCTGATTCCTGCGCGAGTATCGGATGTTCTCTTCCGGTGTAAGTTTCAATCCTTGGTCAGGATTCTGCGCGACATACAGGGCTTCAGGTGAAGCACCCGGATTGTAGAGCGGCACTGCCATCGTGGGCGTTGAAGCAACATCTGCTTCAGCCTTGGCGACTGCATCGTCAAGTTGCGCCTGAGGGCGCGGGGCTTCACGCGAAATGGGTTCCACGGTGGGGGCTACATCAAGCCCCTCCTGCCATGTCCACTCAGGCATTAAGCCGGTCTTTTGTTCAGCGAATACGGTGTCCTCTACTTTGGCGTTTCTGTTTCTTTCGCCGTAGGGACCGTAGTTCAACCAACTGTTTTGGCCGCGTGTCTCTGAAGTCAATGCACCAAGGCCGGGGCCGGTGAACAAACGAGCATGGGCCTGCCATGCGTTCTCTTCACCTCTTGCCCGGAACCCTGCGCCTTCTAACCCGTGACCAAATGCGTCATGAACTGCACGGAAAAGATCATTGCCGGTGACGATTTGTTCATCGCCATTCTGATCAGGCCACCGCAGTCCGGTATCTGCCAGCAGAGGATTGTTTTGAACAGCCCCTGTGGTAAGTCCTTCGGTACCGAAACCATCATAGGTTCCGTAGACCGCCATCCTTTGGTTTTGGCGCAGGTCACGCATGGCATTCCATGGGTTACCCGCATAAGGATCAGTCTTGCTATCGAAGAATGTGAAGGTATACCCGGCATCGACCAGTGAGTTGTACTGGTCCATGACCTGACGCATCAGATCATCGTAAGCCTGTTTAACCGCAGGATTATTGGGCGAGTGCTGCATCGCCTCATAGGCATCAGCAATTCGCTTGGCACGACCCTTGTCTACTTCAACGTAGCGCGGCTGTCGGGTGTATGGGATTCCCGCCTTTCGTGCGTAATCCTCAGCAACCGAAACTAATCTTGGGTCTGGCCCTGACGCCCCTTCGACAGTTGGCGCACCTTCAAGCGGCGCAAGGCTTCTGCCCTCAGCCCGTCCTCTTCCGACTCCGGTGCGTTGGGATCCCATCCTGCTTTCGCGGATGACAGTGCCTGCTCTTTCAGTCGCTGCATCGCCCGTTCCCCTGCGATAAGCGCGGCCCTTTCTAGGGGATTGGAGGCTTCGACGGGTGTATTCTGAGATCGTTTCATTGGTGGATGCTCCGCGATAACCTGCTTTGCTTGCGGCGTTGAGGATGTAAAACCACCTCATTGCCTGAAGTGCTGAGTTATCCCATTTCTGGTTAGTTGCTTTTTCGAATTCCTCTTTAAATAGTTTGGTGAAATCCTGAAAGAGTTGATCCTCTGATACAACTTCAGGGAGACCAGTTCTTTCAGAAAACAGTCCATCAAAATAACTTCTGATGAACCGCGATTCCCAAACGTCAATCGTATTGTAGCGCGAGTCACCCGCCATGTTCAAAGTGTATGCGCCAACTTTTTTACCAAAGATAAACATCCTTGGTATCAAATCGCGCTGACCCGTCGCCATTTCAACAAGGTCTTGTATAGCGCCAATGTCGCTTGCGTTACCCTTGTATCCCATCTCACGGTTAAACGCATGAAGGTCTTTGACCGTGACGCCTTCCTTCAGGAAGTTGACTGCATTGTTGATGCTGCCTTTTTCACGGATCAAACGATCAATGATCTTGAGCGATCTGGCTTTGTTGGCACCAGTGGTTCCAGAAATACTGATCGGAGATTCGTCAATAACGACATTGCCCTTGGCGCTGAGTCCCATCTTGATGTCGTCAAGATTCCCTCTGTTCTTCCAAAGGTCAAAGACAAGCAGCGCATCGCCCACATTGGACGGAAGTTTTGTGGCAGGTGAAGTGAGACCGTTTGCAATCCGGTAATACAGGAAGTCTTCGTCACTCAGCGGACCATAAGCAGATTCAAGAACCCGCTTGGTCGCTGCCATGTCGTTGTTGTAGTAGTCCCGGAACCGTGGGTTGTCCTTCAGCCACTGGTCCATGTCACGGATCGCACGTTTAGCCGCAGTGCGAATGTTGCTGTTAGTGGGAGCAACAGTTCCCCTGACAGTGGACAACAGGGTGGGCCAGAAGCGACCGAAGAATTCCTCTTCGGAGGCAGTCGAATAATCTGCGTACTTGCGACGGGCAAGGTCCAGTGCGCTTTGGATGGGAGTCGTTTGAAGTCTGCGCGACTCCCGAATGCTCGGAGCAGCCCTTCCTTTTTGCCTTAGTCTTTCAACCTCTGCATCGTAAGCAGAAAATGCCTGCTCTTCATACCTAGTTGAGTTCGGTCCAAAAGGATTTTCCTTTAGAGTTTCGCGGACGTTGTCTCTACTAGAATCTATGCTGTCTTGAAGATCGCTGTAGTCTTTTTGAAAGTCAAAAGCAAACTGTGCAGAACGTCTCGCAAAACTTTCTACTTCCGATACTGTCTCACGCTCTGCTGCTTCCGCTGCGTCAAGTGCTGCGATTTCCGCCTCAAGTTCTTCTAAGGTCTTTTCTCTAGGTACACGCGACTCCCGAATGCTCGGACGAGTGATGTCGAATGTGCCAACGTTTCCAACGGCGGACTTCAACTGGTTTGGGCTGAAGACAGCAAGGTTTCTAACGCCAGCCTCTTCTACATAAATAGAGTCGTAACCAGACCTTTCAAAGAAGTCCGTGTTTTCTGCAACATCTTCAATGTATGCCCATCGACCTTTCTTTATTTCATCAATGGCTTTTCTTATTTCTGCTTTTGTATATGCGCCTCTTGAAGGGGTTGATTTGGAAAGTATTTTGGGAAGATCTTTTTCCAGTTGAGCAATGTGGGACTTGTTTTGAAAGTCAAACGGATTTTTTGCGTTAACATAAATAGGGTAAATGGCAGGCGATCTGGTTTGATCACCAAATTGTGCATTTGCTATTTGCCTTTCTGCCCAGTCAACATCTTGCATATCTCGTGGCGGCTGAAAGAAAAGCATGTTATTCGCAGCATAACGAGATGCAAAGTTAGGATCTGGAGAAATAAATATTAGTTTGTGTCCCGGCTTTGGCCTGAATACATCAATATCTCTTGTCGTGCCATGGTAAAAAACTTGTGGCTCTCCGGACTCATCAACCGCTTTGCTGTCTTTGATAAACCGTTGAAACTGTGGCGTGTCAATCTGAGGATTGCGTACACGCGACTCGCGAACATCAGCCCCCGCAAGGAGACCGACATCGAAGTCTTGGGGTCGTGTGGCGGTAGGTGCAGCAGGGGCAGGGGCCGCAGGAGTCGCAGGAGCGACTGGCGCAGCAGGTGCTACCGCAGCAGCCCTTGCCGCCGCTCGTGGCGCAGGAGCGCCCAATATGCCCTGCAATCGCTCAGGCAAACGACCGGCTCTGGCAACGGCTTCCTCTGTGGCACGGAGGGTACGAATTTCACCCCGCTGACGCGCACCGATTTCACCTGCTTCCAGTCGATTGAGGATTTCCCCATACGTCTGGAACCCGGTTCCGGCCAAAGCAGAACGGAGTCTCTGGAAGAACTGGGCGAGACGCTCCAGCAGGTTCTGCGGTTTGCCAGCGACCTTTAAACGCTTGGCCCGATAGTCGCGCCACATGTCTGCGACGGCTTCTTCGATCTGAACCACCGTGTTCTGATCTGCATAGCCCTGTTGGGCGATCTGCAAGTAACTCTGATCAGTACCCGGCTTCTTAATTTTGGCAATGGTCCTTTCCAGATTGGACCATTCATTGGGTTTCCACAGGTCCATAAACCGTGCGGCATGAATGACCTCGTGATCCATGATCTCACTAAGAGCATTTAAACGCTGCTCAGGAGTCAGTGATCCGTCCGGGTCAATGCGATCCACTGCCAAAAACACCCGCCTCATGGCAGGGATGAACATCCCTTCGGTTCCCTCTTGGACGATCTCGCCAGTGGGCTTGATCAGATTGCGCTCAAGAGACAGACCCACATCCTGTAGGCCGAACCCTTTGAGATTCGCACGGAGAGCCTTTCGTAGCGGCTCTAGGTCAATGGTTCCACCCGGAGGAGCAGGCAATGCGAGAACAGGCTTAGGCTCGTTCTTGACGCCCTGCTTAGAAAGGTCAGCCTGTAGTGCAGTGATCTTCTCATCGATCTTCGGGTCATCCTTGGAGATGCCTGCCGCTTCGATGATCTGATCTTGGGTAGGCTTTACACCCTGAGCGTTGGACTGCTGAATGAACTTCGATGCCTTGACGAAGTTCTCCCTGTTGTATGGTTTAAACGTAAATTCAGGGAGACGAGTTTCATTTTCGAAGCGCGGCAGGTCTGCCAGTTTCTTGTAGAACAGGCGGATGTCGCCATAGTCCATGTCATTGACCGAACTCTTACCGGTCAATCCCTTGGCAAGGGCATTAACTTCTGGGGAATCAATTTCAGATATGACGTTCTTTGACTGAAGAAGAGACTTAATCTGATTGATAGCGCCTTGCTTGCCGATTTTTGGATCAATCGGCACATCCTTGGTGATAGCCGCAAAACTCTTGCCTAATGCGGACTTAGTCTCTTGCAGACTGAAGGTGTTGCTCTCAGGTTTTCCTTCCTGAGAACGCATCTTGTTAAGTTCCTGCGCCTTGGTTAAACCAATGATGGTTCTAGGCGGTTGCCCCTCAATGGTGTACTGATAACCAATCCTGCGGCCACGACGATCCTTGACTTCTGGAAGTGCTTCAACCTGTCGCCAACTCAGTGCCTCTGCATACTGAGGGCCAACGGTTTTGGCTGCTTCGTTGATGGCAACCGTTGAAAACGTGTTGGCATCCGGATTCAGTGTTCGATAGCCGTAACTGAAGAGACGTTGAGTGGTCTCAGGGTCATAAGCCTGACTTGAAGTCTCAAGTGAATTGAGGATGGCACCCCGAACATTCTGGTTCAGGACTTCCTTGTTGAGACTGTATGCCGTGGCGTTGGCTTGTTCGAAAGTCGTGAGCGGCTGACCGTAACGCTTGCCTTCAGAGTCGATGATGGTGAAGGTCGGCTGCGTTTCGCCTGCTTCGTTGCGAATCGTTTCGCCTTGGGTGACGGCGAACTGACCAAAGTTGGGGAAGTAGTCGCCCAGTTCCCGTGCAATCTTTTGTCCGTATGCAACACCGAACTGAACGTCATTGGACACATCAGGGCCGCGCATCGGCGTAGCCAGTGTGTTGACTTCATCCTGTGTGGGCGGAGCAATCTCTCCCGCTCTGGCGCGAATGTTTGCCGCTTCCGCATCAAGATTGACCTGATCTGCCTGCCCCTGCTGACGGCGCTTATTCTCTGCATTCAGTGCAGCAATAAACTTCTGTGCGTCTATGGTCTCTTGTTCACGAAGAGCCGCCTCTCTTTGGCGATCTACTTCGTTGGTGATGTTGGCACGGGCTGCGTCGTATTCCTGCTGCTGTTGTGCAGGTAGTGCGACATCTACGCCAGCGCCAAGTAAGAATCCAAGTGAACCTTCCAGTGCCGCAGCAGAGGCGACACCACGCAATGTGGGAATGTCTTCAAAGCCTTCACGCTGAAGGGCGACATTGCCTGCAATCTGTTCCTGTGCAGCCTGAACGAATTCAGGTGCGGCTTCCTTGGCACCTGCAAATGCTGCGGTCTTGATGGACTTCGGAACAATGCCTGCATTCTTGAGGATGCGACTTGCGAGAACCTTTTCTAAACCGGTTCCGGCAGCAAGTCCGCCCAAGCCTGCACCAAGGAGAATCTGATCCAGATTCTCGCCACCATATTCCTGAGCCAACTTAGCGCGTTCATCAGCGGTTTCTGGGTCAACACCAGCCGCCTCAAGTTCGCGTTTAACCTCATCGTAGATGGTGCTTTTGGTGATACCTGCGCCACCCACAGTACCGATACCGGTACCCACCGCACTGGCGGTTGCAGCACGAGCCGCCAATGTGCCGCCCTTGAGAGCCGCACCTGCAAGACCACCTGCGATAGTGGGGACAGCAGTGCCTAGACCCTGAGCAAGGAAGTCCACCGGGGACACAGCCAATGCGCGAAGACCGGCACCCAACTGTTCGCCCAGTCCTTTGTCCTGAGCGTCCTGAAAGATACGGGCAACTTCTTGCTGATCTTGTTTAGCCTGTGCGCTGAGAAGATTGCTGAGGTAATCCTCTACACCACGGATGTTTTCAGATACAGCATTGTCTGCACCAAAGGCGTCAGTGATGAAGCGAACGCCCTGAGCGACACCCGTTCCAAACTGCAACGGAACGTCAGCAACCTGACGAAGAGCAGATTGCTCTTCTGGCTTTGGCGCTTCAGGTGGCTTATATCCTCTAAAGATATCCTGAAGTTCTTGCTCGTTTGGCGGAGAGTCGCCTGTTAAATCAAGCGTTACCCCAGACACGGAGTCCGTAACGCGATAAGTAGGCATTGTTACCGCCCCGTTCTGACTTCAGTAATCGTAAACCTAGATTTTCCGCTTGGAGTTTCCGTAGTAGAGCCTGAAGAACCAAATGAATCCGGGTCCAACATACGAGCCATATCGCTAAGTTCTCTGGCGATCTCGTCATTGGTTTTGCCAGTGACGTTAGCCGGGTTAGCAAGATAGATTTCTCGTGCTGCCTGCAATGCGGCAGTCCTTGCTGTTCTCAATGAGCGCTCGTCAAGTCTACCCTGAGATTCAAGTTCAGCGCGATTTCTATCAAGAGCCGCATTGTAAGTGGCAACGATCTGAGCGGCCTGCAATTTGTCATTGCGGTTCGCTTTCTCTTCGCCAGAGACAAGGTTGGCAATGGAGTTGACAGACTCGCTACGGAACTTCATTGCATCCAGAACGGCCTGACGCTGTTGCTGCGCTTGCTGCAACTGCAACTGTTCAGCCATGCGACCTTCAGCCTGCGCTTCCTTGCGTCCTTCTGCCAAGGTCTGAGTCGCCATCTGAGTGGCACGTTGCAGACCTGCGGCAGGATCACCGGCCACAAGACCCGTACCCAGTCCCATCAGCGTATTGGCAATCGCCATACGACGGGCTTCGGTTTGGGCTTCTTGTTGACGCTGTTGTGCAGACTTGACGTACTGACTGAGATCAACCGGAGCCGGAAGACCTTGTTCCGCCATCTGCCTGTTTAAATCAATTGCAGCCTGAACTTCAGGTGATCTTTCCTGAGGCTTCAAAAGATTGGCTAGATAACTTGGGATGCCACCAGTCTGCTGTCTAGGCGCGAGGTCACCAATGCCACCGGGCGCAACATTAGACGCAGGAGGTGCAGGGGGCGCAGCCTGAGGTGCCGCTTGAGGCTGAGAAACAGAGGCAGCAGATGGCATTCCGAAATTCGCAGGCAGAGAAAAGTTCATTGGCGGCTGACGTTGTTCAGCCATGAAGTCAACCGGACCCGGAGCAGCAGCAGGTGCGGCGGCAGGAGCGGCAGGTGCCGAAGCAGCAATGCCAACTGGGGTAATGGATGGCGGCTCAACGGCTCCTCTTCGCGAAGGTCCGGGTGATGGGATCTGCGCTGCGGGAGGTGCGGGAGGTGCAGGAGGAGCAGCCTGCAACACACTGGGGTCAATACCTTCTTGACTCAAAAGACCCACTGCCTCTTGGGTGCGGCCCTGACGCACAAGATCCTTTGCTTGAGCAATCACCGCATTGGGGTCTTGCGGACGAAGGCCCGCAGTTCTGGCTCTGTTTGCGTTGGAATACTCTTCAAGTTTGGAATTGATGGCACTCAGGAAGTTCGGAACCGTTCGTCCTTCCTGCATGTAAACTATGCCACCCGGTGTCAGTCCACCGTTAGCCATGCGAGTCATTCCACCACGGAACATTCCGCCCATCGGCGCACCGGTCATCGGCTGTTCCATAGGCGCACCCGGAGGGGCTGCACCCGGAGGCGCACCGCCCGGAGGACCACCCTGAGGGGCTTGTTCAGGGGAACCACCCTGAAGGATCTGGTCCATAACGGTGGGCTGTTGACCTTGAGACTGAGCCTGAAAACGTTGACGCATCTCCTGACGGCGCTGAACCTCAGAGACCGCTAGGTACTGAGGGATCTGCGGGGGAGGATTCTGGGCGTACTGGAAAAGAACTTGGTCAGGAAGACCCTTAACCATGTCTTCTGCTTCAAGGATGTTCATCGTTTAACCACCTCGACCAAGGGCTTGATACAGGCCCAGTGATCCTAAGCCTGCGCCCAATGCCTGTTCTCCGGCTGACGGAACTCTACCAAATGTCTGAACAGTGCTACCGGCCTGAATGGGAACGCCCTGCAAAAGATTGCTGAGATAGCCCAACTGTTCCCGGCCATACGCCTGTTGACGCAGGAAGTCTTCGTAGCCAAGGTCCAAACCCCGCTGCATGAGACCCCGACGTTCTGTACCGACGCCCATTTGAGCGGCAATGCGACGAAGGTCCAGTTCCTGTTGGGTTCCGCCAAGGCCAGAGAGTAGTTCCGCAGCACTGAGCCGTTGGGCCAATGCAGCACGATCTGCCGCAGCGCCCTCAAGACCCAGCATCGCTCTCTGTCGCTGCTGTTCCACATTGAACTGCTGGGCCTGCATCTGGAACTGCTGCTGTGCGCGACGGGCTGCGTCAGTCTGCTCTTGAGCAGAGAGTCCCATACGAGCGGCTTCCTGACGGGCCTGTTCACCGGCTTGTTGAGCCTGCATTCTGAACTGAGCCTGCTGTTGACGAGCCGCCTCTTGGGCTTGGAATCGACCCAAACCCGACTGATCCTGCGCCTGTCTGGCGGCTTCAGTCTGCTGGAACGCGCTCTGCCGGAACTGTTCCTGTGCCTGACGAGCAGCCTCTTGCTGCTGCTGTGCAGACATGCCCATCTCTGCGGCTCTTTGACGGGCCTGCTCTGCCGCCTGCTGTGCCTGAAGATTGATGTTGGCCGCGAACTGACGCTCTTGACCACCCATCTCAAAACTACGCTGACGGAACTGCTCCTGAGCCTGCCTTGCTGCTTCGTTCTGCTGTTGAGCATTCATGCCCATTTCAGCAGCCCGTTGACGAGCCTGTTCGCCAGCCTGTTGAGCCTGAAAGCCCATTTCACCGGCACGTTGACGGGCGGCTTCCTGTGCTTGGAATGCGCCTAAGCCAAACTCAGCCTGTTTGAGACGGGCAGCACGATCAGCCTCAAACCCTTCACGGGCCTGCTGGAATGCCGCCTGACCGCCTCTGGCTTGGATATCAGACAACTGCTGACCCAAGTTACGCTGACGCTCTGCCTCAAGGAGAGCAGATCGGGTTCCGCCCACAGCACCTGCGCGAACGGCCTGTGCGCCAATCTGAGGACGCTGCTGCTCAGAAGCGCGAATCGCTTCACGCTTCTCAATGTCAGTAACCGCCTGCTGATAAGGCGACATGTAAGATTCAATTGTTCCGGGAGCCGCCATGGAACCGGCTTCGAAACGATCTTTGAATGTCCCTGCTTGATAGCCGGGTGTAAACGTACCGGCCTCATAGCCCGGAGTGATAGTTCCCGCCTGATAACCCGGCTGGAATTCCCGTGATTGGAACCCCGGAGCAAACTGTCCTGCCTGATATCCAGAGGTGATTTGACCGGCTTGGTAGCCCGGAGTCAGGGTACCGGCTTGGTAACCGGGGCCAACCTGACCCGCCTGATAGCCTGCATCAAATTGACCGGGCGCATATCCGGTCTGGAACTGGGTGGCCTGATAGGTAGGACTGATGGCTTCCGGTCGGAACTGGGCTGCAATATCAGACCCAGAAGGCGTCTGTGCATACCCCACCTGACGGGCAATGTCCGTTGCCATCCCAATCTGCTCAGGACGCTGAAGTCCAGTGATGGCCTTCTGGGCAGCAGTCTCTTCAGGGGCAAACTGGGCAATACGCTGGCCCGTGTATTCCTGATAGGGACGCGCACTCTCAAAGAGGCCACGCTGGAGAACCTGCTCAAAGTACGGCTGTACATAGGCAGGAAGATTGCTTTGGGTAACTGTTGAGGTGACCTGTTGTGGACCACCACCGCCGCCGCCACCGCTACTCATTTCGCCACCTCATCAAAATGCTTTTCAAAGACCACCGTCTTGACGGTGTACCCGCGCTTCTTAACATGCGGCTCCCATCCGGGGCGACCGAAGAACTCAATGCCATGACAGCCCATGTCCTTGGCGAACTTGTCGGCTGTTTCGTGCATCTTGTCCTCAATGTGCTTCATGTGATTCGAAGTCATCGCGCAATACTGAATCACAAACATTTTCTTCTGTGGGTATGACTTGATTTCAGTCATCAGGAAACCATGCATCTCGTTGGTTTCTTCATCGTAGACCGCCCACAACTGCATCTGCCCGGTTAATGCAAACCGAACAAGATCATCGATATTCGCTCGTCCCAATGCCCATGACTCCGACTCGTTTAAATAACGAATGAGAGACGGGATCACATAAGCGATCTTTCCGTAGGGGACGAGTGAGATATCAAGGTTCATTTCAAATAGGAATAAATTGTTGTTTTCTAATCGCAGCGGCTGAACCGGGCGGCGGCATGTCATCAGCCATCGCGTATCCAGCGTCATAAGTTGGATTGAGTTTCATTCCCGGAGGAGGTTGATTAGGATCGCGCTGCTGATTTTGCTGATACGCCCTCATTTGAGCCTGCGCCTGCGATTGCGGATTAAACATCCCTTGGAACCCACCGCCTTGCATGCCGCCAAATAAACTTCCAAGTCCTGACATGATTGCCGAAGACATGTAAGGGCTGCTGTATCCGCCACCGTATCCGCCAAGATAACCACCCGCAGGGTCATAAGGTCCGCCAAGAAAAGAACCAGCCGGACGAACTGGCTTAGGAATATCCTGAGTGTCTCCGCCAAACTGATTGCCGTAGCCTTGACCGCCCTGACGCTGCTGAGCCTGCAACTGGGCCTCATAAAAACCGGGACTGCCTCCGGCATATTGAACGTCGCCGCCGGTTTGAGGCTGGGGTTGTTGAATAGGACGGAACTTATTGTCAGTCGGTCGAACTTCTAAAGTCCCAGCCATCCCACCAGCAAATCGATCAATATAATCCGGGTTCAGTTCCATCCCCGGAGGAGGCTGGTTAGGATTGGGAGAAGTCGGGGGGAACATCCCTACAGAGGGATTCTGAAACCTCTGTGCATACGCATTGCCGAAGGTGTTTGGGCCTTGGGCTTGAAGCATTGGGCCTTGAGACCCACCGCCAAAGGGAGATTGCTGAGGCTGTCCAAAGCCACCTCCAAACTGTTGAGGTTGACCAAAGCCACCGCTGAATCCGCCATAAGGAGACCCGAAGCCACCGCCGTATTGAGGCGGTTGTCCGAACCCTCCACCGAATCCGCCGCCAAACTGAGGAGGCTGTCCAAAGCCGCCCCCAAATCCACCGCCGAACATAGGGGGCTGGCCGAAGCCTCCGCCATATCCACCCATGCCGCCGCTATAGCCGCCACCTGAACTCATGGTTAAGCACTCCTATAGGGGCGCACTTGTTGAGTGGTTCCCATTGTTTTCTGACGAATATCATCGACAAGTCCATCAAAGAACTTTGCACCGTCTCCTGAGTAACCGCCACCCGCAAGGGCTACAGCATCCGCAGGGATGATGTATTCGCCCGGTGACACCGCTACAGGACGCTGTGTGCCGATCATTCCTTCAACGAGATCATCCTGACCGCCGCCTTCACCTTCAATCATTCCTTGGGTCTGTGCGCCCGGAATGATGTCTTGAAGCACTCTCTCGCGAAGGTCCATGAACAGTTCCGGACCATACTGCTGGATGAATGCATTGATGATCTGATCCGCGTTTTCGACTTCTCCGCGAATCGCAGCCACAGTCATTTCTACCAACTGGTTGCCTGCATCAACAGAAGACGCATCAACTTCAGTCATACCGCCTTCTGCAAAGAGACCCATGTCAGCAAGGCTTGCTTCGTTTAAACCATACTCATCGTAGACTGAAGGCTGGCTGTAGACAGGCAGTTCATACGTTGGCGCTTGATAGGCTTCAACAGCAGGCGCAGAGATGAGTTCTTCAATCCCTCTACCACGGAACCGACGCAGGTCTGCTTCAGTAAGATCAGGGAAACTGAGTTCCGGTGCGGCCTGCGGCTGATACTCCTGCATTGCCTCAGCATAAGTTCTGTTCGGTGCAGTAAAGTCAAATTCCGGAATCGAAGAAGAAGCCGGAGGTGCAGCCATTTGCGGAGCAGCCATTTGCGGGGCAGGCATCTGGATGTCTGGCATACCGGTAAACGGATTGGTGGCACCTAGACTGGCAATGCCCATCCTTGAAATATCCGGCTCAACCTTACGACTCATAGTAGCCGGTTCACCACTCATGACAGGCGGAGGCATACGATCAAGTCCTGCCGCTAAATCTCCCCCAGCATTTCTTATGAATTGCTCAAGACTTATTTGAGGCGCGGGACGTTCAGCGAACTGTTCAGAAACAGGAGGCTGCTCCATTTCCGGCATCGGGAACGGAACAACTTCGGGCCTCCGTTCCGGAGCCAATCTTTCAATGATGTCGCCCGGAACCTGAGGGACTCCCGGCATTTCTTCACCGTCCTGAGAAATAACTCCGGGGAAGTTTTCCAGATTGCCACGATCACGATACTGACCAATGAGTTCATCAAAATCCTTGCTGCCACCCGGATAGGCAATCATGTCCTGATCAGGCGGGGTGACAGTTTCAGGGGTTTCAATAGGAGCAGTTTGTCCCTGATTTCCGAAGAAACGTCGGTATCCACCAAAGTTCCCAAGGAAGTCTTCAAGGTTGAAGCCGGGTGTTCCGGCAATGTCTTTACCAACTCCCGGACCAATGCCACCCGGAGCGCCTGCCTCATCTTTAGGGGGAGCATTGGGGTCTACGTCAGTGAAGTACCTGAACTCAGGTGCAACACCCGGTAGATAGCCTTCACCGCCCACATCCAATGCGGAGTAACTGGCTTTCGGAGGGGTCAGTGCGTACTGACCACGAAGTGACAACTGAACGTCCTTGGCCTCTGGGATGCCAGCGTTAAACAACGCCCTGTCAGCAGCCCTTTGCGCTTGCTCTTCGATGCTGCCGCCGTCGTAGTAGCGGTCTATGTAGCCGCCCTGAGCGTATCCAACGCCCGGATAAGCAGAACGGATGGCATTGAACACACCGCCCATCTGGTCCCTGACACGCTTACGTTCCTTTTCCTGCTCCCTTTCGTACTCAGCCATGCTGCCGCGACCCATGAGTTCTTGCTCACGAGCCATGCGACCGGTCTCGCCCACATACATGGGGAGGAAAGAACCGGGGGATGACAGTTGGTTGAGGAATGCACCGGGTTCTTGAAACGGCGCAGCCATGCGCTGAGTGGCACTCAATGGGGGCGCACCCGGAGACTGAATTGCACTGCCCATGCCACCAGCCTGAGAGGCAACGGTTGGCATACCAGTCAATGCAGACGGCGCATTGGCAAGGCTCCCCGTAAACTGAGAAGCCGGGGCATTGATCATTGTTTCCGGAGTGATTGACGATGGCAAACCCTGCCCAGTCAGTCCTTCCGGAGTGATCTGGAATCCCTTGCCAAGAACATCAGCAGTTCCAGTAGCCGCCTGAGTGGCCCCTTGGGTTGCAGCATTTGCGCCAGTCTTGGACAGCGCATCACCCGCTGCACCGAAAGCCTGTCCCAAACCGAATCCGGTGATGCCTGAGAGGATGCCCTGCTCAAGGTCACCCGTAGCGGCGGCTGTGGCGAGGCCCGATCCAATGGCTCCTGCTGCGGCGGAACTGAGTCCTGCGCCACCTAGAAGGGCAGCGCCTGTACCGGTCAGTAGGGACGATCCAAGGAACGATCCCAGAAGAGGGGCGAGGAAAGGCAGGAAGGCTTCTTTTCTGCCAGTCATAGGGTTAGTCGTTAACTGACCGGTAGGCGACAAGGAGGCCAACATCTGAACCTCAATCGGGTTCAGGTGTACTAATTCTGAGTCACCATACCTACCAAACTTGGCAAGTTGATCTGCGACTCCTGCGTAAGGGGCGTTATACATGGCAACTCCTTGGGTTGCGCGGAGCCACGGCTCCATGGATTCTGTTGTAAGAGCGTTTAAATTTCAATGAGATCACAAAGTCACTCATTACTGTGTTAAGTCGTAGAACGAAATAGCCCCAACTCCGTCCCCCTTGGTAGCGCCGGAGATGGTCCGGACTCCCAAGGTGTAGATGTCGCTGGTTCCAGAAATGGATGCCCCCAATTGGGTATCCCAGTTGTATCCCGTTGGGGCCACCGTGCTGGTCTGACCACCACCGCCTGTGTTGGCAATGTATCCGGTTTGGACGATGGTTCCGGCAGCAGAAATAGCGGTCGCTGATACGTCCATTTCGACGTTCGCGTCAGACGATACTGCCGCCCACGAAGCACCGGTTAGTGTCGGGTTTTTAATCAACGCAATCTCATAGTTCTGGAGCGTTGTCGGCTGGAACTGAATGCGGTTTGGAATGACTACCGCTCCCAACGCGGTCGATGCAAGTCGAATCGACGCGATGGGATAAAAGTTTGCAGCCGTATCGATATTGTTAAATATTGTGGTGCGTCGCGCCACATGCTCAATCGACGCCTGCTCATAACCACCTTCAGATATAACCGTGCTACAAATCTGCTTCATGCTTGCCGCAACGGCAGATGTAACAGAAGTAATCTCATAACGAACCGGCAGTGTGGCGGTTGTCATGTAGACGTTAGAGATTTCGTTGGCATTGTTAAACGTGTGACAAAGGATGAACACACCGTTGATCACAAAGCCACAGCGAATAGACCCAACACCCAGCCATTCAAAGTCCATCCATAGAATCTGTGCTTTGGATAGATCAAGGGTAATTCCGCTAGGACCAGTGCCGTCTAACTTGTCGCCATTCCAAGAAGATTGATTGACGGTTCTTGCATCACTTGCAGTACCCGTCACATAAGAACGAAGTACGAAAGAAGGCGTGGTTCCTACACGCTGTAAGAACACTCCATTCTGGGTGTTGAAATACCCTACACGCTGAGTCAGGTTGGCACTGCTGCTGCTGTCCATAACGAACGTCGCAAGAACCAGCAAGCCTTTACCGGGCTGATAAGGGAAGGATCGATAAGACTGCCTGACAACTGAGCCAACGCCTGCTCCAGTGACCTCCATTTTCACAGATGCTTCGTTGGTTAAAAACGAAGTAGTTCCGGTACCCGAAGTGGAGGTATTGAATTGGTTGTCAATTGCGTAGCGATTCTGGCTATCAAAGAGCGTGTAAGGCTCAGACACCTGTAGGCGACCGAATGCATCCGTTGCGGTCGGATTAAAGTTGATATAGATCGGGTTGTTAGGGTCAGACCCATACGGCGGATAGACAGTAATGGTCATGTCGCTTCACCGCCTGTTGCGCCAATGACACACCCTGTCGCACTAGCCTTGATTTGGATGGTGTCTCCCGCATTCATGATCGCAGAGCCTGTCCATTGGACCGTGCTATTTGCATTGATGGGCGCGTTGTAGAACAGCGCATTGCTGGTGTCGGCAGACTTTCCTGCCGGAACCAAATGGATGTAGAACCTCAACGACCCCGCTGTGGTGTTGCAAATGTCTAGGTCTTTGACGTAGGTACGGGTGTTGGCAGGTACGGTATACAGCGTGAAGTAGGAGGTCGGTGCTGTTGCCTGACCTAACTTGTATCCGACGATATTCTGAAAAGCCATCAGTATGATCCTGTGTTTAACCAGTTCATTACTGAGAGGCTGTTGGCGGCTTTGATCAACTGCTCGTTGCTGTTGTCCACCTGCCTGAAGTAAAGACGCAGGACGTTCGTGAACTGATCCTGATATCGGCGTTCATAGTCATTGGTTGCAACCGGAAGATTGGGGGCGACCGTATTGAGAATGTTCGTTTGGGCCATGATTTATCTCCGCCCATCTGGTCTAATATCTAAACGCATCGCACCCATCTGCCATGCCACACCAAGGTCAGATGAGGTCACACGGAGGGCTAACTGCCTACCCCTGATGCGGGTATAGACCTGCTCCGTATATCTTTCAACCGGTAGCACCACTGTCGCGGTAACTGGGTCTGAATCCCCTGTTCCATAAATAGCACCCGGATAGTTGTGCGGGTACAAGGTCAAGGTAACTGACGGGGAACTGGCAGAAGACCCCAAAAACTTCAGGTCAGGAATGATGCGAGATACGAAACTGAATCGATCTCCATCGCCAATATCGAAATCTGAGGTTTCGATGTAGGCCGTGATGGGTTCCGGGACACCCGTTTCTACATTGTCCAAGCCAATCTCATGGAACATGACTTGGTTGGGTGCCTTCATGGCAACCGTAGAATAGATGGCATGAGAAGCGGCAACGGTGTTGTTAACGCCGCGAACACACCCTGTCAGTGAGTTACCACTAACTCCAGTGTAGGTAATCTCCTCATTGCCAACGACCACCGTCCCCGTGTTTGGGTATGAAGCCGCATTGAGCAACGTAAGGGTCGCGTCAGTCGAATTGATTGCAGCAGACAAATACGAAGCCTGAACGCTTTTTGCCAGCATGGGATAGGTTCTGAGCGTCTGCTGGACATAGGCTGTTCTGTTTAAATTTCCGTAATGCCATGTGCCATCTCTGTAGTTAAACGCTACATACAGACTATTTACTTGGCTATCAGTACCCGGATAGAACCACCACACTTCACTGAATGGCTCATTGATCCCAGATATCACCTGAGAAATTTGGTCTCTATTCAGAGTAGAAAAGACATGCTGTCTTAGGGTGCAAGGAAGTGTTTGGACACGACCGTTGTAGACGAAGAAGTTGTCATCGCCCATCCAGTAGACGCTGTTGTCAACGCTAACCACTGCATTCTGAGATGCAACAGATACGTTCTGATCCAGCAGGTTAAACGACCACACAAACGGCGGTCCTACATACTGCATCGAATAAACCGCAGTGTCCGTAAAGATCACAATCTCTTGACGGGTGGCGGTAGAGGTCACAATGAATGACCCGTTGGATAGTCTTTGCTCACCAGACTGGTTAGTGATTTCAGGCACCCACTCATATGGGTTTTCCTGATCCGACCATCTCACTAGCAAAGGATCAAAAGCCGTACCGAAATTGGTAGGGTCATAAGGCTTTGAGCCTAAACAGATTAGGAAATTGCTGACTGGAGACAGGTTGATCCCCATGGTTTCATCAGGGGCATGAAGACCTGAATAAGACGCCGTGATAGCCACTGTCCCGGAACCTGTAGTCGCCGCAGAAAGCGTTAGGGACGTTGATCCGTTCCATGATGCCGTGACATAGGTTCCAGCCGGGATGCCGCTACCGGAGATGACAGAGCCTGTATTGATGCCTGTCGGGTCAGTTACCACAATGGTTGTAGCGCCCGAAGCAAAGGTGGCTATGGTTGAAACCTTGGGGATCGTATTGATCTTGGCTTTGAGGGTGGTGGCCCGTGACCATGTGGTGGTGTCAGCAGTCCAGTAGTAAATGTTGCCTTCGCGTTCCGCAAAGATGGCATCGTCGCCATAGTTGAGGATGGACCAGAGTCGCATGGATATGCCGATAGGCGTACTGGAACCCCATCCGCCAAAGCCCCATGGTCCACTACCCCAGCCGATTGCAGAACTGGCTACCGCAGGACCAGCATTGATCTGGTATGCCACTGAAACGGCTGAACCGCCACCTGTAGCGGTCGAACTTGCCGCAGTCGCAGCAATGATGGTGTAGGTGTTATCCGAAGGGACACCAATAATCTCGTATTCACCGGAAACCGTAATGCCACCTACAGCCGTGGCACCACTGATCGTGATGTAAGTTCCGGGAGGCGCGCCGTGGGAGGTTGCCGTGATGGTGACTAGCCGACTGCCACTTGTCGTAGCAATGGGGTCAGTGCCAAGGGTAACCGTCGTTCTGAGCGGGGTGATGTCGTGATAGGTACCACCCAGTTCCATGTAGAGTTTCTGGTTGGTTCCCAAAGCCAAAAGGTTCTGGGACAGAAGCGTCACATAGTTCCAGATGTACCGGGCTACTCCGACATAGGTTTCGCCAGACGAGGTGATGTTCTGCCATCCACCTATCTTCTGGGCGAATCCTCCCCGGAACCGGACCTTCTCAGAAACGAAAAAACCGCCTTCGTTGGCGTAGTTCGTCGTTTCTCTGTTCACTCCCGGTCGGAGATCAACTTTCTGCAAAGGCATTACGCTACCCCAGACAAATACATGGCACGTTCGTCTTGCCTGCGTTTAACCAGTCCGGGAAGTACACGACCTGCGGCTTTGGTCCACTTCATGAACTCTTCCGCAGCGTCCTGAAACTCACCCCGGTTTGTCTTCATCCGCAGCCCAGAGCGTTGCAGATTTCCAAGGCCCACGTTGAAACTGAAGGAAACCAGAGCGTCGAAGATGCCTTGGCTATTAGTAGAAGCAGGGCAAAGTCGGGCCACGCCGCGCTCAAACTTCGCAAGGTCTTGAGCAAGGATAGCGTCCACCTCGTCCATCGCGAGGCTTCGGTCCCAGCCATCTGGTATCGGTAGGTTTCGCCGCTCTTCATATTTTACCGCAATATGCGAGGGATCAATGACATGGCCGACGCCCACACTCCACAAAAGAGCCGGACAGCGGTAAGGCCGCGTCTTGACGCCCTCGTGGTGTTTTATGGTTTTAATGGCGGCGGCAGACACTTTCATTTCTTGTTAAATGCCTGCGTACCAAACCAAAACGCAATTATGCTGCTCAGAATCAGCATCTCATCATCTGAGAATACATTCTCCATCGCAATCGCAAACGGCACGCCTTGATGCCATGCGTACCACACACCGGCCACGTTCAGCGCGACAAGTTCCAACACAAAGATGTACGTCACCACCGGGCGCACACTGGCCCGCAGGTTAATCATCCACTGACTTGCGCCCTTGCCGATCTCAATGTCGTGGGCGTATAAGGCTTGCCGTTCCTCGCCAGCCGTCTGGGTCTGGATTTGCTCCAGTTTGATTTCCTCGACCCGCGCCTGTGCAATCAGCCCGCGTTCAGCCAACGCCAGTTCGCGTTCCTTTTGCGCTGCGACCAAAGCAAGTTCGTGCTTCTTGTCCTGACGGTCTTGGAAGATCGACAGAATCTTGGGTAGTCCACCCGCAAGGAATGACAGAAAGGTGCTAATCATCGTCATCATTTGCCGCGCTCCTCCATCAATTTGACGCGCACCTGAAGGTCGTGGATGTCCTCCATGATGTCGTCCTTCATGTCCTGCCTACGGGTTGC